CGGTGGATTGTGGCTCCAGCGTGGCCACCGGCAGCCCGGACGTGTTCGCTGGAGGATGATGATGCAGGGCATGAACGCACAAACCGGCAAGCGCCTGAGCGGCATCGACCACCTGCGCCAGTCGATCACCGACATCCTCACCACGCCGGTGGGCACCCGGGTGATGCGCCGCGACTACGGTTCGCGGTTGTTCGAACTGCTGGACGCACCGATGAATCGCAACATCCTGATCCAGCTCTACGCCGCCACCGCCGAGGCCCTGGCCCGCTGGGAGCCGCGCTTCCGCCTGCGCCGGGTGCAGATCAACGCGCTGGAGCCTGGGCGGGTAGCGCTCGACTTGACCGGTGAGTACCTGCCGGAGGGCAAGCCGATCACCCTGGAGGGCTTGCTGGTATGAGCGTCACCGCCGCCATCGACCTGTCGCAACTGCCGCCGCCCGATGTGGTGGAGCCGCTCGACTACGAGACCATCCTGGCCGCGATCAAGGCCGACCTGATCGCCCGCGACCCGACGTTGGAGCCGGTGCTGGCAGTGGAGTCCGAGCCGGTCACCAAACTGTGCGAAGCGGCCGCGCTGCGCGAACTGCTGCTGCGCCAGCGGATCAATGACGCCGTGCGAGCCAACATGCTGGCCTATGCCACCGGCGCCGATCTGGACAACCTGGCGGCCCGGTACGACGTAGTCAGGTTGCCGGATGAAGGTGATGAGCGACTCAGGGCTCGCGTGCTGCTGGCATATCACGCGATCTCCGGTGCAGGCAGCGACGCGAGCTGGCGCTTTCGTGCATTTTCTGTGGATGCTGACGTGCGCCAGGCGGATGTCTGGTCGCCAACGCCAGGGCGAGTGAGAGTGGCCGTGCTGGCCCGAGTGGATGCGTTGCGCAGCGAGGTATCCGAGGCAGACCAGGCGATAGGCGATGCACTGTTCGGTGCGCACAGGGACGACACCCATTGCTGGCGTGTTGCGGTCGATGGTGATGACATTCTGGCCAGGGTGCGTACTGCACTGACAGACGACACCGTCAAACCGCTCACCGTGGACGTGGATATTGTGAGCGCTGAAGTCCTGCCTTATCAGGTGTCGGCGACGGTTATCGTGCCGACTGGCATTGATGCCACCACCGTGCTGGCGCGTGCGCGTGCACGTCTGGAGTCGGAAGCCGCGGGCCGATCTCAGTTCCGTGTTGATGTTCATCGGTCGGCCATCTCGGGGGCGCTCATGGGCCCGTCCGTGCGCGACGTGATCCTGCAGTCACCTTCCGATGATCTGCGCGTTGGCAATGGCCAGATCAGTGCCATGACGTCGGCGGCGATTAACTTTGAGGTGCGCCGTGACTGATTTGCTGCCGCCCAACGCAACAGCAACGGAGCGTGCGATCTCCAAGGCAATTGGCCCACATGTTCCGGGCGTCGATTTACTGCGTGGCGTGACGTCGCCAAAAGAGACGCCCTCTTGGCTGTTGCCTTATCTGGGGTGGGGCGAGGATCTGCCGGCGTGGCCTGCCGACGAGCAAGGGCGACGACATGCCATTCAGTCGAGCCCCAAGTGGCATGCCCTCATTGGCACGGCATCGGGTTTGCGTACTGGCGCCAGGCTGACGGGTGCCGATGCCGTGCGTATTGAAGAGCCTCCAGCCAAGACCTTCCTCGGGTTCTGGGACTCGGCCAGCCGCCAGCGCTGGCTCGATGCCATGCCCCAGCTGCGGATATTCCAGCAGCGACGGCGCGCGTCCGTCGAGGGGCTGTGCGTCAATGATGGGTATCTGGGCGAGTATCCGGCGGTTACCAGCGCTATGGCACGTTCCATGACCCAGGGTGAAATCGTCTATCCGGACGGGCATGCGGTCCCGTTGGTCAGTCAGACGTGGGGCACCGTGGAAACCGAGTCCGCGGCAACTGTTGATCTGGCGTTGCGGGCGGTGGCTGTCGGGATACACCTGGGAGACGGATTGGCGGGAAATATAGCCCGTGCGGATGCGTCTGCCAGGATTTGGCGGGTGAATCGCGTGCAGTACCTCACGCGCGATTATCGCCTGACCATCCGGCGTCTGTTGCCAGGTCTCAAACCTGTGAATCCAGATGCCGAGCTGGTCGCCGAGCGCGGGCTGCGGGATGGTCTGATGTGCCTGGGGCTGCCCGTGCATGGCCCTGTTGTTCAGGGCGATGCAGTCGATCGCATCTATCGCCGGGTCTATCTGCACGACCCTGACGTAGCCGCGCAGCCCAAGTACGGGCCGGCCTATATCGGGTTTACACGACTCAGCTCACCGCCGTTTGTGGCTATGGCGCGGGTGCGCATGCCGGAGCAACAGATGGCAGGCGCGGGAGTAGGCAGTGCCGTTGGTTTGTCTACCGCCGACTGCAACACCGCTCAGCGCATGGCTCCGACGCTCGATGCCATGAATTGGTTTCGGGCAACGCACGACAAGATCCTTATTGCTACCCGGTTACACGGTTATCCGCGCGCCTCTCGTGTCTATCGCGCTGGCAGCGTGATGGCCGGGCAAATTTCGACCTGGAGAAACTAACCGATGGAAAAGCAAGTCATCTACCGTGACCGTCAGGAGCTGCAGGCAGCCGATCTGAACAACACGCAGATTTGGCTGGACGAAGGACAGCAACATCTCGTCGCCGATGCGATTACCAGTGACCGGAGATACACCGGACTCACTGTCACCGCACGGTCGTCTACCGAGCTGGACGTGGCGCCCGGTCGTCTTTATGACGGTTCTACTGGGCGGGTGTTTGCCATTGACACTGTGCAAACCCATAGCGTATTCGCCATGTTGCCGGTGCAGGATGAAAAATGGCTGGCTGTATCCGTCTCCGGCCAGGAGGAGGAGACCGACATCCAGCCCCGTGATTTCCTGATTGACCTGCAGACGCGTGCGGTAGAGCCGCAGAGTGTGGCCATGCAGCGCCGCCGGGTGGCGGTTGTCCATATCGCTCAAGGGCTGGAGTCGCCCACACCAGAAAAACCTCAACCGCCTACTGGCAACACCTTGCTGGCGCATGTGCGGCTTTCTCCGTCCGGCATCCAGGAGGTTGTTCTCGACAGCAATGCCCGATTGTCGAATTTGCAGCAGGTCGAGTCGCGTGTTCAGCAGACGGAAGGCTGGATCGCAAGTGCTGAGCCTCGCATTGCACACATAATGACCGACATCGCTGGACTCGGTCGGGAGATGCAGGCGCGTGCCACGCTCTCCCAGGCCATCGATTTGGCAATGGATGTCGCGCGGGTCAAGGAGCGCCTGGAAATCCCTGACACCTATATCTGGTACGGCGCCGATCATTTTCTCGACGAGAGCGAGTCAGACACCGCCCACGCTGGGTATTCCGCCCGCGTTGAGGAGGGTATTCGCCCTCCGGCAGTTGGTAGCGCCACCTCGGCGCTGAGTCTGCAGAATCCGCTGGATGGGGCAGCTCGCGTGTCCACATCGGGATTGATGCTGCCGGCCTATGATGAGGTGGCGCGTTTGCGACTGGAAAACCGTCAGGGCGACATCCAGATCAGTCAGTATCAGTTCCAGACCACCAACATGGTGCAGCGTACGCTCAGTCGGCAGCGTATCCGCTACGGCGAGACGCGTACGGCCTGCACCAATACCGGATTCTGGCGGCAGGGGCCGTATGACCCAGCCACTGGCATCTATCGCCGAGCTGGTGAGACCTGGCTGATTGATCCCGCGTATCGGAACAACATGATCCAACAGTCAGGCATCGTGCGTGGTACGCGCATCTGGATCGATACGGTGAACACCACCTACTGGGAGGCAGTGACTGTCCCGCATACCGTGCAAGGTTCGACGCTGGCGCAGACGCTGCTCATGGCACAAACTGGCTGGCTCACCTCGGTGGAGCTCTGGTTCGGCAATGTGGACCCGGGCGGTGGATTGGACCTGCTCATTTGTGAGGCTCCGCTGGGCCATCCGGATACCGATCGCGTGGTGTCTCGCCAGACACTGGCCGCTAGCGCGCTCAATGGCGGCTGGTGTCGAATCGAACTGGCCGAGCCGGTACTGGTCCGCTCCGGACAGCGCTACGCAATCGTGCTGGCCACTGGTGCTCAGCACAGCGTGGGCTACACCAGCGGCACGGAGTACACCCAGGGCGTGCTCATGTACCGTCAGGACGGCCAGTGGCTGGCAGATCAGAACAACGTGGAGCGCGATTTGATGCTGCGGCTCAATTTTGCCCGATTCCGCTCGCCGCGCACCGAGATACAGATGAATCCGCTGGAACTGACCGGTGGCATTGCGGACATCGACATGCTCTATGACGGGGTTACGCCAGACGGCACGCAACTGGTCTGGGAATACCAGGTGGGCGGTATGTGGCATCCCATCGTCGATGGCACGGAATCCAATCTATCGTCACAGCCGTCGCTGTTGCCTTTGCGTGCGGTGATGATTGGCACAACCGATTTGATGCCGGCGGTCCGGCTGACGGATAGCCAGGTGGTGGTCTCGCGTATTGATACCGCATTCACTCACTACAGCACCGCCCGCACACTGGCCAGCGCGTCCAGCGACATTCGCGTGCGGCTGCTGCTGGAGGATTTTGATCCAGCCGTCCACACGGCGGATTGTCAGCTCGTGATCGGCGGCACGCCATTGGCGGCAGCCTCCTTTATCGATGAGATCGTTGATGGGCGCAGCCGTTGGCGAGAGTTTCGGTTTGCTCCGACCAACCCGGCGACAGACTACGTGATCGAGATCACCGGCAGTACCAGCAACTGGCGGCAGTCATGGCATGTGGCTGAGCGCTACGACATCGCACTGTAACGGGGGGGCGAAATGGCAACGCGGTTAGACAAATATCGGATGGCGGATGGTCGCACGCCGCTGTCGGCAGATTATTTCAATCCGGTATGGGCAGACCTGGATGCCAGGTTGGACGATCTGGAACGCCGCCGAGCGGATTTTGATCAGGCCATCCGCGACCTAACGGCATTTGGCCTGGAACGCATCGATACGCTGATTGGCCCGGCCATGGATGACCTGAACAGCAAATTGATTGCCGTGCAGAAAAGTTATGACGAGTTGGTCGCTGCGATTGCAGCGTTGCCGGACATCCCTGCGCAGATGCAGAGTCTGCAGTCTCAGGTGGATCAGCGTTTAGGCGTGGTTGAGTCGCTGGTTTTTGCGGCATTGTGAGGTGAGCAATGGGATACACAGATTTTCGCAATGCGTATCTGGTGGAAGCCGAGCAGCGCCTCGCCGCTATTGACCTGACAACCGCGACGACGAATGACCTGCTGGCATCCGGTGCACTGTACAAGATGGCGGCTCAGGTTGCCCAGGCCGATCTATTGAGCCCGCAGGCGATCAGGCTGCTCGAGACGATGAGTGGAGCGCAGCTGGATACCTGGCTTCAGGATGCGAGCAATTACGCTGCATTTGAACAGATCCTAGCCAGCAGCACGGCGATGCAGGCGGTTATAGCCAGCAGCACGGCGATGCAGGCGGTGGCGGCCAGCAGCACGGCGATGCAGGCGGTGGCGGCCAGCAGCACGGCGATGCAGGCGGTTATAGCCAGCAGCACGGCGATGCAGGCGGTGGCGGCCAGCAGCACGGCGATGCAGGCGGTTTATGCGAACCCGTCTGCTGTGCGAGCCTGTTTGGGTGTTGATGCCATTGTTCATCTTGTAGCAGATGCCGGCACAATCAATACGCTCAACGGTAACCAGATAACTGTCAACGGGACACCAGTGATCACCACCCAAAATGGACGGAGTGCCTGGGATCTTTCCAATAGTTCGTGGTTCGATCTTGGCGTCTTGTCTTCACTTCTCAATGGATTGCAGGGGTTTGTTCCCGTAAATCAATACAACTATACGGCCTATATTGTATGCCTGGTAAATGCCACATCCTGGAATGCGCTTCTGTGCAATTCCGGATCAAGCATATACGAGCAAATTAATTATAATAATGCAAATGTTTACACATCAAACGGTTATGGGTGGTCGTCATATCCTTCTCCTGCCATGCCGATTGGGCAGTTGGCTATCGTAAGGATTCGTTATGATCATTCATCAAATACCCATTTCATCAGTGTGAACGGTGGCGCTGAGACTTCCGTTTCAAGCGGGGCCAGTCACACGTTGTTTTCCGGGAACAACATATATTTTGGCTATTCTAATCAAATCGGCTATCACCTCAACGGTCTGCTGTCTGAGTTGATAGTTGTAGGAAACGCCAATCCTTTGCAGGATGCGACAATCATGCCCATGCTGAAGTCAAAGTATGGGCTCTGAGCGCAATAGCGAGGTGATAGAATGAAACGCTATGCGATATTGGACAAAAACAAGATTGTAATAAAAACGGGGACGACGACGGGGCGTCTTCCGGCCAAAGCGGTATTGGTGGCGCCTGGTCAGGAATTGGACAAGATTATTGGATATGTCCACGTCGGAAAAGGTGTATTCGAGGAGCCACTGTCAGTCGTTCAGCAGCGACGCATCGATGAGGTGAAGAGGCAGGCTCGGGCCAGCATTGAGGCGTTGTCCTGGCGATTGGAGCGCGCGCGTGAACGGGAGCAAATCGGTGCTACCGGAGAGACTGTTGCAGATGTGCTGGCCGAACGAGAGGCGATACGTTGCGCATCCAACCGCGTTGAGGCGGAAATCGCAGCAGCGCTGGATTCGACGACAGTCAAAAATATTCAATTCTCCGTAACGGCAGCAGATCGCGCAAAGGCTCGTCCTGCGCGTATCACGCGCATGCAGTTTGTCCAGCGGTTCACAGATCAGGAAATGCAGGGGATTATCGCAGCAGCGAAGTCCAATCCATCGTTAGAGGCATTTCTTTTGCAATGGCAGGCAGCTGATGGAGTCCTGTTGACCGATCCAACGACCGTTGCCGGCGTTCAGGCGCTAGAGGCCGCGGGACTGATTGCAACTGGGCGAGCCCAGCAAATTCTATCCATAGTCTAAAAGGAGACGACCATGCCAGCACAATTCATCCACGGCGTCGAAATCGTCGAAATCGATGCCGGTCCACGTCCCATTCAAACCGTCCGTTCGTCGGTCATCGGCATCGTCGGCACCGCGCCGGATGCGGACCCGGCCGCGTTCCCGTTGGACACCCCGGTGCTGATCGCCGGCAGCCGCCTGGAAGCCGCGAAGCTGGACACCACCGGCAACGGCCTGGGCACCCTGCCCGGGGCACTCGATGCCATCTTCGACCAGGC